CTCTGAGTTGAGACTCGTGCAAAGTGAACCTCTCAGCCACCCAAGCCACATCTTTCATCCGTCTGGCTGTAGGATCGACGAAGACTTCCCAAGGCATCTTGAGCCGCCAGATGACCTGCTTTACTTCCCTGCTCCAGGTGATCTTTCTGATCGCTCCCTTGGAGAACAGCATAGCATGCAGAGTAGACTCTCTGGTAGTCTCATCCAAGTCATCCTGATCTGCCATCCAGTTGAGCAGTGCAGCAATTCGTCGTCCCGAGAAGGTCAGATCATCGTGTCTCCCAGGCTGGTCATAGCTTCTTTGCCTGTGGTCCAAAGCTTCGATCTGAGGAAGGTCCAGAGCCAGTGCAGAAGACATGGTATCTAAGATGGGAAAGACTTCGTTCTGCTCAGCATTATATCCATGGAGCTCAGGGAACGGACTTGTCCCGTCACCCTGCCAGAACTGCCCTCTCCAGTATGATAGGTTCCGTGCATCTTCCTGAGCTACCTGCTTTCGATAAGCCTCTTCGGAAAGCTCAATCCTCTTGTATATTTTGAGGATCTCTTTCTTGTTCTGCTCAGACATGTTTTCCCCACGGGCTATCAGGTACTGGATCTGCCCTGCTCTCAAGTTGCTGTATAAAGCGACGAATTGCAAGTTCTGAAGAAGATTTAGCATCTCTTTTCTGGCTGCGCCAGTATGAACCTCTGTGCTGCATGTATGCCCATGCAGCACCAGCCCATGCCGCAGCGAGGTCATAGTGCCCCCCAAAGGCATCCCTTGTCCTTGCTCCCCACTGACCCCGGTAGTTCATAAGCTGTCTGATCGATCTGGTGGAATGTATGGTAACAGACTCTTCTTCTATCAGCTGCTGCATGAAGCCCTCTGCTTCTTTCTTGGTCTTCGATGAGGACCACCACCCTGCTATTCTCTGTCGGCTTCTCCCCCATCGACTTGGCTTTCGTCTGAAGATCTTCCGATATGCGATGTTGGGATTATCGACGAGGTGAGAGAGCACTGCTTCACCAACACCATTGGCTTCTACATAGATCATGGCATTGTTGTATTCCCTGCCCCACCGAGCAAGGCTCTTAGCCATCTGATGTGCAGAGATGTGCCCGAGGTACTCAGCAGCCTGCTCACAGGTTGAGATGTCCAGCACCACCGCAGCAAACATATCACGCTCAGACCATGAGCCTGCAGGGTCTACAAAGATGATATACTTATGTCCTTCTTCCGGCTGCAGGAACTGGATCCATGGATCCTTCTCCACCATCAGCCCTGTTCCCCCATCGATAGCCTGCAGCATAGCCCGGAGGATACTCTGGTCATAGACAGCATCCCCGGTCATAGACCAGCAGTCGTAGTCGTTGACCGGATACTCCTGCCGAAACTTCTGCATCTTGCGATTACACTTTGGAAGCCCAGACACCTGCAGCCAGTATGCCTGACCGGGAGTTAGTTGAGGATACTCATCCCAGTATTCTCTGACCAGACGGGATGGCTGCCATCCGGGTGACGGCTCAATGGAATACTCCTGCACCATCGTCCATGGGATGAAGACCTTCATCCACTTGCTGTCGGGCTTTTCTGCATCCATGCAGAGCATATGCAGCTGATCACCATGGTGCTTGGGAGTGCTCTCCGCGATAAAAAAACCCCCATTTTCCGGGACGGCATTAAGGATCGAAGCCCATACCTCATCTCCTCCCTCTTCTGACCAGGAGGAAACCTCTGTCCCGAGAGCCACCTGCACCGTCTCACCACGTAGTGGTTCATCATCCTGTACTGATGCGATGTCCAGCTTGCTGTCAATGTCCGTGAACTCTAATGTCCGCTGAACCTTGCCTCTTCTTTTCGGTCTGATACCCGCTGGAGTAGATTTCCAGAACCTGTTTGCAATCTCTGCAAGCGACTTGGCTGTCTTCTTCTTGTGCCCGATAATAGCCACCTGACAGCCTGTCCTAAAAGCAGCATGCTGATAAGCGACCCCGGTAAAAAAGGTAGAAGACCCCTCCTGCCGGGGCTTCAGGTGTACCAGCCACTTTTTGTTTGCATAGGCCTGCATGCAAGCTGCCGCAAGAATCTTCTGGTGGTCCCAGAGATGGAAGGGCTGCAGCCCCTGGCTCTTGGTTCGTATCTGCAACATGGGCAGAAAGTACTGAGGATCCCAGAAGTTTTTATGGTCTGGTTTGATCACTTCTTAATGAGCCGGGGGAATGGTCCATTGGGTGTAAGCGGACCCACTGTAGAGACAGCATCATTTCCCATAGCCATTGTCCGCTCAGCCTGCAGAACCTGACGAGCTTCTCTGATCAGAGCCACACAGCCCTTTATCTTCTCGTGATCGACAGCCCCAACCAAAAACTGGTTGAAAAGATTATCCAAGGCTTTCTTCTGCCCGTCGAAGCTTTTGATAGAATATCGTTTGTCCATGTCTCACCTTGATTTTATATTGGGGATACACTACTCTTAGGATACCGACATAACCTCAGGAGGTCAACATGCCACGCAGAACAACCGGAGCCAAAGCCACTCCGGTGCAAAAAGAAAAGCCACTATACACCATCACTCTGGTGCATGCTGCCGGTGAGTGCCTGGTAGAGTTTGACAAGCAGAAAGCCTATGATCAGTTTGTGACCAACGTCACCAAGAGAGATCTCAGAGCCTTCCCCTGGTCATTCTACGACATGCACGGCAACGAGTTTATCCTCCGCGACTTTATTTTCTGCAAGGTAGTGAGACACTAAAGCGGACCCGACAGGTCTGCATCCTCGGACAACTCAGAAAGATAGCACTCTCCTATTTGAGCAGCTTGCTCTACTTTCTTTGCTGTGGACGACTTGATCTGTCTGGCTGCTTCATGAAGCTTTTGTACGATCATCACGCACTGACACATCACATCTGGTCGCTTTGCATTGATCACCCTGGACCATCTCATCTTTTCGATGTCAAGCCACTCTATATGCCCAGACAAGTAGTTCCACTGGAAGGTGTACTCAATGTCATCTTCGGGCAGGACTATCGCTTTCTGATATAACTTTTCACCCCGGAACCATTGTTCCAGTCGCTGGAGCACGGAGATAAGCCGTTTTGTTGCCGCCTCGTAATTCTGCTCTGCCATGTAAGCCTCTTTCCTGCCCAGGCCGAAAAGGCCTGAGCATCGTTGAACATCAGCTCCGAGACTCCGAGATACCTGAGCCACAGTGTGATGCTTTTTTTTGTCGGTTGGTATCCTTTCCTCTGTTGATACTTCATCACTCTGTATGATGTTTGCGTAGCCCTGCACATTTCTTCCTCGGAGAATTTAGTGAGACACCGCTTAAGAAGCCTCCAGCGCATCCAGAAATCTATGCGAGATGTTGAGGTCATCGAAGTACCTTTTGTTGAGCGTAAGACAATCAAGCTCGGAAAGAAGTTCCGGGATCCACCCCTGACTATAGCAGATATACACGGATTTACAGAATGGCAAAGTGGGACTACGAAGCCTGGAAAGAAGGAAAACTCTGGGTCTGGAAGCGATACGAACAAGGGCTGATCAGCAGCCATGCCGACATCAACCTTGGAAAAGGAGTCGGTACATACTGTGGGCTTTTGGGTCAGCAGAAATGTTTCCTGCCTATGATGCTGGCAGGACCTATCGATCTCGGGCTGGAGATACATGACATCATCGTCATCCCTCGGAAGAGAGAGATCTTCTTGGGGAGACAGGGCCGAATATTCAAGCTGTCGGGCATCCGTCTGCCGCGGAAGTGTCCCAAGGTGGGAGGTCTGACAGGTGTCGGCAGGCGACTGTGGGCTGACAGCATAGCCAGAGATGTCGTAGACCGTCTCACCCCGAGAGCCATCTCTGCACCCCTGCAGCAGGCAGCTGTACGATATAGGCATCTGTGCAGAGAAATAGCGATGAAGAAGATCTTGGATGCAGCAGCTCTTGGTCGTGAGATCAGCATGATCGACTTGGCGCATGGTGTCAGCGCAGACTGGCAAAGCAAGGACTTAGTCTCTCCTCGTATACCTACGGTCAGACACGCTATTGTCTTTAGCCTTGTTTGCGCTTTAGAAGCAGATATGGCTGCGGACCTGATAGAGCTCGCTGGTTTCATTGAGCATAAGATACCGATTCACAACAGGGCATCCAGCCTTGCCATCTACCACAGCAGTGTAGAGATGCTGGCTAAGATATGCCCTGCCTGGTGGACTCAGGGTATTTGTACCAAGTGGCAGAATGTTGGCAGCATTGAGCGGCTGTTTCGGGCTCAGTTCTGTAGGATTATGAACGATGCCTGGAGCAGAGATATACCTGCCAGTGTAGCAGCAGGAATAGTCTTGGAAGAAAAAATGAGCGACCCCTCGTTAGAAGTGGTCGCTCGTGATCAGGAAGTCTGGTCTGTAGACTGGGAAGCGGAGGGGGAGCCAGAGGACGACGAAGAGATCCCCCTCCCTTCATCGCCCAGCTGACCCCTTAGTTGGTGAGAGCCCCTTGATTCTGCTGGAGATGAGTAATAAGCTTATCTCGCTGGGTCTGGGGCATAGAGGAGGGACGAGGTCGCTTCAGGCTTGTACACCACTCCGCGACCTCCCCATATGATAACCCCATCTCACTAAGTTGGGCGCAGAACCTTTTTCGGTCCTTCGCAAAACTCACATGATGCTTGCTTGGCTCGTCCTGCGTAGAGTCAATTTCAGCGGCTTCAGATTCTGACTGCATTTTCTGCGCCTTTGGGTTTGTTGCTAAAAATGCTGTGAACTCTACACGCGGAACTCTCTCTGCCTTGGTGTAGGTTCCAGTGCGATCCTTGACAACAATATCTCCGTCTCGGTGCGACTCTACAACCACATTGGCAAGGAAAGCTGTGCTCTTCTCACCCTCATATACATAGCCCATCGATCTACCCTTCTCATCGATACGCTCTTTGCCTCTGGCTGTCATGATGACATGGAAGGGAGCAGAGAGCAGGGTAGCCATCATGTCTCCATAGCTGCGCTTCAGCTTCCCCCAAGTTGACACATCGAAGAACACATCTTCTGGAGAGCACCGCTTTTTGCGTGCCATCTTTGCGATGTGCCCCTGCTGGAGGGACTGCCAGACCTGCGTGATGGGATCAATGATCAACGTACCAACCTGTCCCTCGGGAAGACGGGTTATCTCATGCAGGGCTTGCAGCACTTCGATGTGCGACTTGGTTGACAGCAGATAGCCATCTTTGTCCTGGAGCAGATCACCGTAGTCGGTGCTGCCATTCTCCATGTCTATCACATAGACTGGGCCAGGCATGCGGAGGGCTCTCCGTGTCTTCTCAGTACCGGGATCTCCATATACCAAGAGCTTGAGATAGCCGCGCTTCTTAGGAAATTTCTTAAACATACTCATTGAGAGGCTCCTGTTTGTTGGTTGTTTGCTCTTTCAAATTTTGCCTCAGACACCTCTATTCTCAGAGCAAGAATTTGATCATGCACCCACTCCCACTGACCATCGGCCAGTATTTTTCCTGCCCTTTCCGCACTGTTGTTGTTTCTCGCTGCTCTCATTAATTCAAGCAAAAGACTCTCTTGCTTTTTTGCAATTTCTACATCTGTCATACCTTTCTCCTTTTGTTAGGCCTCTTAATAATACTATTTATCAGTAAATGTTGCAAGCACAAAAACTGTCTATTATGCTTTTAGGGCCTGATAAATAAAAGGAGATTTACAATGGCAAACGGACAAATAAGCTTAGGACATGACAAGTTTTTAGAGTATGCCAGCTCCCGTGGCTGTGGCTACGGTGGCTCACCAAGCAATGCTGCTCTGAAAGAAATCCAGCGAGACATCAACAGCACAGGACAAACTATCAAGGGCTTCAGATGGATGCACACATTCAATGCAATGAGATACTGGTTGCCGACGAGCAGGAACCCTGTTCGACCTCGTATGTGCTATCGGCAGTCTCTGCATCGGCTCACCGAGGGAGAGATCCATATCGATGACTGGGACAAGATTGTACGCATCCATGATCGATCACCCTGGTATCCGGGGAGGGTGTAGAAATGATCACGATCATCGGAAACTTCTTAGCAGGCACGCTCACTATCGTCTCTGCTCCACTGGATAACAGGAGCATAGAGCTTCGTCATCTTAAAATCAGACATGATATTACGTATGACTGGTCACCATGGTGCATAGTCACCACCGACCATGAGACATACATGACAATAGAGACGATTCCAGACCAAAAAAACGTCTACCAAGAAGGCAAAAAGACGATGCTGTGGGACGAGAGCGTTTTTACTGAGTTGAAAAAGACAGCTGGGAGGTCTGAATGAAGTTGAGCATCTTCCGCAACCGCTACGACAACAAGCCCAAGCACATCGAAGTGAGCCTCAACCGGCTTGTTGCCTACCTGACCACCCCTGTTGACGGGACAGAAAAGGACGAACTCCCCCTGTGGAGCCCTGCTGTGTACCCTGAGAACGCAGTGCGAAGCAAGGCCCATGTCAAGGAGATCACCTGCCTGACCTTCGATGTGGATGATGGTGTAACCCCATTTACCGCATGGCGATGCTTTACCGACTGGACTGTGCTGGCTCATACGAGCTGGTCCACCCACCCCTCCCACCAACGCTATCGGATCATTCTGCCGCTGGCAAAGCCCATACCCAGGGCTGACTGGTACAGAGCAGCGAAGGCTGCACTTGAACTGTGGAACGCGAAGGTTGGCAGGGGCTCACCTGACATCAAGGCACTCAAGGACTGCAGTCGGATGTACTATCGATATGCCCGTCCTGAGGAGCAGCCTGAGATGCCCGAGCATCCGATGAACCCCTGGTACTGGCAAGAGTCCGACTTCTGGCTCAATGAGAAATACCTTGATCTTGACTACAGTCATATCCCCGAAAAAAAAACCCTTGTGAGGAAGAGCCGCCCGAGGATTACCTTTGACAGCCGCGAGAAAGCAGCGCAATATCTCTTGTCTACAGAGATGTCTGCCCGGCTTGCACTGGCAGAAAAGCTTGGAGCCACATTCTCTGAGGACAACGAAACCGCTAAAAAGATGACCTGCCCTGACTGCAGCAGGAAGTCTGTCTACTTTGCAGTCAACCCCAATACTTCTGCATGGGCAAGATGCAACCACCAGAACAGCTGTGGCTGGTGGGGTCCGGTCCATCAGCTATTAAAATAGGAGAAAACAATGAGCAATATAGATTTTTTGAATTCACACATTGACGACGACATGGTTGTCATAGAGAAGCCCGATGCTGCTGTGTGGGCATCACTGGATAAGAGCCCACCCAAGTATGCCAAGGACGGATCGATGATCTCTCCTGAGAAGCCCAAGGCGAGCGACCTGAACCTTGAGCGCATCCTCACTCTGGATCCCCGCTTCGACTCGCTGCGCTACAACGAGTTCTCTGCAGTCACCTGGTACAGGGGAGACATGATCAAGGACAGCGACCTGATTGAGATTAAGCTGAAGATCGCCCGTACCTACGGCATCAACTTCAGCAAGGATCGTGTCTGGGACATGGTCCGCTATGTCGCTGAGCAGATCAAGGGCTACCATCCTCTTCGCGAATACCTTTCCTGTCTGGAGTGGGACGAAGAGCCCCGTCTGCATAGACTGCTACCTGACTACTTCGGGACACCCGACGATGACCTGCACTGCAAGCTTGGGAAGTACTGGGCTATCAGCTGTGTGGCACGAGGTCTAAACCAGAAGCCGGAGGGAGTCAAGGTAGATACCATGCTGATTCTTGTGGGAGAGCAGGGTCTGGGTAAGAGCACTGCTCTGCGGGAGCTTAGCAGTCCTGTGGAAGGCGAGGTCTGGTATAGCGACAGTCACCTTGACCTTAGATCGGAGAAGTCGTATCAAGCGATTCATTCCGGGGTCTGGCTGTGGGAGATGGCAGAATTGCACAGCCTGAGAGGGGCTGATGCCGACAATGCCAAGATGTTCCTCGCTGCACAGTATGACAGATGGAGGAAGCCCTACGACAGGGTAATGACCATCCGTCCTCGCAAC